TGATTGCCATATCCATAGTCAACGGAGAATACGTACGATCCGGGTGTTTCTTACCCAACTTCGCCATAATATGATTCGAAAATATTTTCGAAGCTTCCATAGTTTCTGAAACGGATAAATTCAATCTGAATCGATTCAATTCATTGAGATACACATTAATCGGAGATTTCCACTCACCATCAACAAATCCTGATCTCATCAGAGGAATGTCAAAACGCTTTGAGGGTTCCAGACCAATATCTTTCATCACTGAATCGAGGCCTTGTTTATAAAAAGAAGATCTCTCAAGCTTAGATGTATTACCTGGTAAAACTGGACCAGGCAATTTGCCAAAATAATCAATATTATGCAATGGAACATGCGAAAATGCTGATTTAGAAATAGGGTCCATCAATGTCAATTGAGCCTCAGTTTCACTAGAAATCGGCATCATAGATAACCGGCTTTCAATTACACCAATCGCTTTCTGGACATCCACTGCCGTAAATTGTTGAATATAACCAACACTTCCACCTCCAGCAACATGTAAACCTACAACACACTTTCCTGGTGAATAATCAGCTATAGCGGGAAGTCCACACCAACTGTTGCGATCCTCCCTAGCAACATACGCGATAACATCATCATAATCAATAAAATTCTGATATTTATCAGTAGCTTGCAAAGTTCCTTTGAAATATCCATAAGAAGAAATCTTAGTACCCACAGCAATTGGAGCTGAAAACTTTTTATCAATCTGAGATTGTATGTGCTTGGATGTATCTTGAGCAATTTCATTAGCAACTGGCATTAGCCAGATGTCTCCACGAACTTGTACCATATCATCAGGCTTTATCTGGTTCATAGATTTCACGTCTTCAGTACCAGCTACTAGCATACACAAATATGTGATGCCAGACATCGGACCAGCAGAATGTTTCGTAAATAACATATAGTTACCCTTAACGATATATCCACGTGAAATAAGTTTACCCGATACGCCCTTCTCATCAATGAAAGAAAAAGCAATCTCTCTCACTTGCTTGTTAATTTTCGATACTATTGATAACATATCAGAAGTATGCACGATTTCCTTCTTGAAAATATTTCTAGTCTGATTCCAACCTGAAACGGTTTTTGTTGGAAACCGTGTATAGGTTGGTGAACATCCCAAGTTAGTCTCAACTTCTAGCACTTGCTTTTCAATTGATAATTCCTCAATATTCACTGCATTACCTTCAGTTTTGATGCGTGGTCTGCGGAATTTCTTTCCAACAAAATATCCAGCTGCAACTGATCCAATAACACCAGCAGCAAGACCGCCTATTAAAGCCCATAAATTGACCTTATTTCGATCACAAAAACTCTTAGTATCTTGATGAACTGCCTTTGTATATTGAATAAATGATTGTTTACCCATGTCCAACGAAGCTCGCAAAATTATCATCTTATAGGACATTTTCTTGAGTCCATAATGAATACCATAGCTTCTACATGCACAGAAAACTGCAATAATAAACGCCAAGATTGGGTATCGCAAATACAGAAAATTCGCAAGTGTAAACAAGAAAACCAAAGTTTCCCATTTATCTCCAAACACTGACAACCAAACATTATTGATGATGTGCATAAAGATGTTGAAACAAGCAGCGATCGCAGGAATATCTATAGAGCTACCCTGCATGACATCTTTCAACTCACTGAATTTTTCCTCGCAAGTTGAGACATGATCTTTCAATCCTTGTGTCCAAATTTCACCAACAGTAACATCATTGGATAATAGGAGTGAGAACAAGAACTTCTTCATATAACGCCATGGATGAGTCTTAACAGTCTTCTTAAACCAAGGTTGTTGTTGACAAACTTTTTGAAACCATGCTGAAAATATAACATCACCACTAGATTTAAATCTCTTCCTCATCTCCTCGAACATACGCTGATACCATTGTAGACATCTAGGCATATATCCATGCGAGACAACGTTATAGTGGCTGATCTTACTATCAATTCGCAATAACTCATAATTGGCATCAAATTTCGGAATATCCTTTCCAGAATGAATAGTACCATATACTAAATGAGTCATCATTTTAGATATCAATACTTCACAATCATCGTAAATAGCTTGTAACATCTTCAAACTAATCTCATCCACTTGGTCATGTTGCACGGGCACGTGCTCGGGCACCATATCATCGTCATCAAGACTGTACGGATTGCGCAAAGGACTTCCAGCTTCAGTAGCGGGATCATCTCCAGTTTCTTTTGGTAACATAGATGCTGACCACTCAACTTTAGACTCTGCCTGAGACTGAGAATCAGGATTATTAACAGCCGGACTAGCAGCTGCTTGTTTATAATATCCTAATTCTTCGTCACGTAGAGATCGAGATGCATTGGGATAGCGATCATGCCTTGCCTTACGGCGAGGAAAAGAATTGCATGATAAACGCGTCGAACTGAAAGATGCACCACTTCTGTCTGAAACCAGACTTTGATGACTTATTGTCGATTCAGTATCATCATCCGAATCACTATCCCATTCTTCATTCGGTCCCCCACTGCGCGTGAAGATTTTCCATTGTTCCTTCCACCAATCCTTGTCATGCAATCGAAGTGAAACTTCTGCTGCATTTACTGGTTTTACAGGTTTAGCAAGCAATCCAGCTATACGCTGAGACACTAGCTTTGAAACCCTGTAAATTGGATTTGGAGGCTCAACCTTTGGCTCATTGACTCGATATTGTCTACTATTCACATTATCCGTGATATAATCAACAACCTTGTTATTAATGTCCTGGTTCCTTTGTAAACGTCGAGTGAAGAGGTCGCGCAAAGTAATATCTAGCTTAGCAAGATTATCATCAATATTGCTGGACTGCATAAGAAAAGTCTTCTTAGCTGTACCATCATTCTTCACCTCAGTGGTATACAAATCAAATGTCCATAAGTCCATGATATCGCTGCCGATATCTAAATTTGACTTTATACCTGGACCATTAATATCACGAAATTCATCCTTAACCCTAGGTTCGATGAAAATAAAACGACGCAAAAAAGCTCCTGGCTTATTGGCAATGATATCTAAGTGCATTGTTGGATTATTCGTATCAATAAAAACGAAGTTAGCCAACATAGGAGTACAACCTTTACCACCAAATGCCATATTAACCATATATGATTGATCATCAATCACACTTAATAATTCAACAACACGATCATCACCTTTGCTCTTCACCAAATTGGGAGAAAGTAAGGCAACCTCTGAGTAATGAATAATCAAATGACTCAAAGGATCATACCCCTCCCAATATTCTGAATCAGGGTTTCGCGGATAAACTGCTGAAGTGTCATAGGGAAAACCTATTACATCTAGAGCAATTGCATATAACACACGCAAGAGATTACTCTTACCAATCTTTGGTTCACCCGCCAGTACAACACCAATTGGTGTTTGACGCGTAGAAGCAATGACATGGGCCAGAGCACTACGG